CCGGCACCAAGGGCGCTCCCACCAATGCGGACTTCAAGAAAGCCGCCAAAACGGCCAAGAAGAAGCCATGAGCAAGTCCGCCACCCACTACCTGCCCAACGGCAAGCCCTACACCGGCCCTGTGCACAAAGAGGGTGGGGTATTGATGACGGGGGCAAAGCACACGGCCAAAAGCCAGAACCTTACGCACACCCCGCCCAAGAAAGCCAAGAAATGAAAACGCCCGCCTGGACGCGCAAAGAAGGAAAATCCCCCTCTGGCGGCTTGAACGCCAAGGGGCGATCATCCTATAATGCGGCTACCGGCGGCAATTTGAAAGCCCCGGTGAAGTCGGGCGACAACCCTCGTAGGGCCTCCTTCTTAGCGCGGATGGGCAACATGCCTGGGCCGGAGTACAAGGATGGCGAGCCAACTCGACTTCTCTTGTCCCTCAAGGCTTGGGGCGCGTCGTCCAAAGCGGACGCTAAGGCGAAAGCCAAAGCGATCTCGGCAAGGAACAAGAAATGACGTACCTTGAGATGATCAACGATGTGCTCACGCGCTTGCGTGAGACGCCCGTCTCTACCAGCGGCGAGACGACGTACTCGGCGTTGATCGGCAAGTTTGTAAACGACGCCAAGCGCCAAGTTGAGGACGCTTACACTTGGAATTCACTTGAGCAAGTGATCCAAGTTAACACCGTTGCGAACACCTACGTCTACTCGCTCACTGGCGCTGGCCAGAAGTTCCGTCTGGAAGACGCGATTAACGTCACCTCTAACGTGACGCTGCGCAACATTTCCTACGAGTGGATGAACCGTCGCCAGAACTTTGCGACGCCCGTCTACGGTATCCCGTCCGAGTTCATCTTCGACGGAGTAGATGGTAACGGTGACGCCAAGGTGACGTTGTACTCGCGCCCGGATGGCGTCTACAACTTGCAGTTCACGCTGAACATCCCGCAGGCCCCGCTGACGGCGGACGGCACCTATGTCTTGGCCCCGGACGTGCTGATCGTCCAGAACGCCTACGCCCGCGCCCTGGCCGAGCGCGGCGAGGACGGGGGGATGACCTCCTCGGAAGCCTACCAGTTGTATCGCCTGATGCTGGCAGACTACATCGCTTTGGAAGCATCGCGCTTTCCTGACTACGACGCATTTCAAGCCGTATGAGCGAGCCAATCTCCACCTACAGCATTTCAGCGCCGGGTTTCTACGGCCTGAACACTCAAGACTCGCCTCTTGATCTGAATGCTGGCTTTGCCCTGGTTGCCAACAACTGCATCATTGATCAGTATGGCCGCATCGGCTCGCGCAAAGGGTGGACTCGCGTTAACTCCAGCTCCGGCAACCTGGGCGCTAACGACATCGGCGTGATCTCCGAGCTGGTGCAGACGGATGGCACGACGACCGTTCTGTTTGCCGGAAATAACAAGCTGTTCAAACTGGACGGCTCCAACGCCGTGGTCGAGCTGACCTATGGTGGTGGGGGTACCGCCCCGACGATCACGGCCAGCAACTGGTCTTGCGCGGCGCTCAACGGCATCATGTACTTCTTCCAAGAAGCCCACGATCCGCTGATCTATGACCCTGCGGTGAGCACCACGACGTATCGCCGCGTGAGCGAGAAGACGGGCTACGCCGGCACGGTGCCGTCTGGCAATATCGTGATCTCGGCCTACGGCCGTCTGTGGGTGGCGGATACGACGACGGACAACACGACCGTGTCGTTCTCGGACATTCTGGCGGGTCACATTTGGACTGGTGGCACCTCTGGCACGCTGGACATCAACCGTGTCTGGCCCAGCGGCGCGGACAACATCTCTGGCCTTGCGGCGCACAACAACTTCCTGATCATCTTCGGATCGCGCCAGATTCTGGTGTACTCCAACGCCACCGTGCCTGCGTCGATCACGCTGTACGACACGGTGGGCGGCATTGGCTGCATCGCCCGCGATTCAATCCAGAACACGGGCAAGGATGTCCTGTTCCTGTCCAACTCGGGCGTGCGCTCGTTTGCGCGTACGATTGTGGAGAAGTCAGCCCCGCTGGGGGACTTGTCCAAAAACGTGCGTAGCGACTTGATGAACATCATCAGCGGCGAGACGCTGGCGAACGTCAAATCGGTTTACTCGGAGAAAGAAGCCTTCTACCTGCTGACGCTGCCTTCGGTCAAGCAGGTTTACTGTTTTGACACCCGCGTGCAGTTGCAAGATGGGTCATTTCGCGTCACGACCTGGGACTCGATTGAGCCGACGGCTTTGTTTTCCCGCAAGAACGGCGATCTGCTGATCGGCAAGACAGGCTACGTCGGCAAGTACTTTGGCTACCAAGACTATACGTCGGCGTATCGGATGCAGTACTACACCAACCACGCTGACCTGGGCAATCAGAACGTCACGTCAATATTGAAGCGCCTGAAGGTCATCGTGATTGGCGGTTCTAACCAGTACGTGACGGCTAAATGGGCGTTTGACTTCTCGACCAACTATCTGTCGGCCAACATGGCGATCCCGACTCAAGGTGAGTCGGAGTATGGCACAGTACTCGGACGGCGTTGCGCTGCAACAGCTCCAGACGCCGGCCAGCGGCAGCGGTAAGGTTGTGCAAACCGGCTACGAGTCCAACATCAACGGCGCTTCTATGTCGATCCAAAAGATCGAGATTCAGGCTAAGGAAGGAAAACTATCGTGAGTAACTACGTCCAGAGCACGAACTTTGCGACCAAGGACAACCTATCCTCTGGCGATCCGCTCAAGATTGTCAAAGGCACGGAGATCAACACCGAGTTCGCCAACATTGCTATCGCTGTTGCTACGAAGGCTGACCTGGCATCGCCGACGTTCACGGGGACGCCCGCTGCCCCGACGGCATCCTTTGGAACGAGCACCACGCAAGTTGCCACCACGGCGTTTGTACAGGCTGCGCTTGCGGCGCTCTACCCAGTCGGTTCAATCTACACCAACGCTACGAATAGTACCAACCCTGGTACGTTGCTCGGCTTTGGTACTTGGTCTGCGTTTGCCGCTGGCCGGGTTGCGGTTGGCTTTGATTCTGGCAACGCGCTGTTCGACACTGCCGAAGAGACTGGTGGTAGCGCGGACGCAATTGTGGTTAGCCACACGCACACTGCAACAGTTACAGACCCAGGCCACTATCACTCCTATAACACCTCGCAGAGCAAAACTGGAAGCGGGGGTACTAATTCATCAAATCCTGTTGTTTGGGAAGGCTCAAATACGTCGGTCAACACGGGGGCCGCTACCACTGGCATCTCAGTGTCTAACAGTTCCACTGGCTCCTCTGGCACCAACGCCAACTACCAGCCGTACATCACTGTATATATGTGGAAAAGGGTTTCGTGAAAAATGTTGTCTGTCAATTTTGTAGCGCGATATTTCAAGCTACAAGATCAGATGCTAAACGCTGCGGAGATTGCAGGCAGAAATATTTGCAAGAGTACCGCCGAAAAGAAGACACGCGATTGCGTCGTAAGCAAAGCAATCGGCGTATACGGGAAAGATTGTTCGCAGGTTATGGTGGAAAATGCGTATGCTGCGGGGAAACAAAATTTGAGTTTTTAGCGCTTGACCATGTGAATGGCGGCGGTAGACAAGAGAGAAAAACGATGTCAACACAACAGATTGCGTTGAGAGCCATTAGAGCCGGTTTTCCTCCTGAGTACCGTGTTTTGTGCCATAACTGCAATCAATCGCATGGGTGGTATGGGTACTGCCCGCACGAGAAGGAACGGACGGCGTGAAAACGCCGGTTGTTGCCAACGATGACTACACCCTGTATCTTGAAGACTACAACGGGTTTGGGTTCATCCACTGCGACTGCCGGCGCTGGACGAATGCGGTAAGGAAGCGGATGTTGGACGATCTTGTAAAAATTCAGACGGGTGACTTGTACGCCATCCACGAGATCGAAGACACGAAGCACGAGAAGTTTTTGAAGTTGTTCGGTTTTAAGTTTTTGGAAGATTTTGTCGGCGCTGACGGTAAGGCCCGACAGACATATGTCAGGAGAGCATGATGGGCGTTGAAGCAGCAATCATTGGGGGCGGCCTCTTAGGCGGGATTATGCAGGGCAACGCTGCGGCTGACGCTGCGGAGGCCCAGGCACAAGCACAGAGAGACGCGGCGCGTCTAAGCGCTGAAGAGTCGCGTTTCCGCCCAGTAGGCATCACGACGCGCTTTGGCCAGTCAAACTTCCAGTACGGCCCAGAAGGCCGTGTCTCGGGAGCTGGTTACGAGCTGCGCCCTGAGTTTCAGGCGTATCAGAATCGCCTGCTGGGGCTGGCCGGCCAAGGTCTGAC